CAACGAGGAAGAAGAAATGAGTGATTTCGATTTCATAGAGCATTATGGGGATAGCGAGGAAGTAAAAGGAGAAGAGCAGCTTGATGAAAATGAAGTTATCTCATCCCTAAACTGTGCCGTCATCGGCATTGGTGGGGGCGGAGGCAAGATGGCAAAAGCCTTTCTTGACATCGGCTTCAACAAAACTTTACTTGTAAACACCACAGCCAAGGATATTCCAGAAGGAGTAGACGAGAAGCATGTCGTGCTGATCCCAGATGCAGATGGAATCGGAAAAGATGTGAATCTTGGTAAAACAATTTTTGCAGATAACGGAGCAGTCGTAGAAGACGCTCTGAGAACAAAACTCGGAAATGTCGACTGGCTATTCGTACTCGCCGGCGGAGGTGGTGGCACTGGCAGTGCTTCTGTGTCCTTACATGGCGTTTTTGAGCGTTATTTGAAGTCAGTCAGCGCCGGAGGCTCTATCGTATATGTTGTCTCCCAGCCGTCCGCACAGGAGGCTTTAAACTCAACTATCAGCAAGAACGCTGCTTCCCTCTTGAAGGATGTTTCTAAACACGCCCATGTCATTCTGGACAACGAGAGACAAGTGAAACTGTTGAGAGGCAAGGTGGGCATGCTAGGCATGTTCCCGTTCGCTAATACAGCATTTGCAAAGCTTATGGGGCAAGTTCTTAAACTATCTTCAGAGCAATCGTCTATTCAGTCATTTGACTCAAAAGACTTAGAGAGGTGTTTGAATACAAAGAAGAGAATGTTCATCGGCTCTACTATCGTTGCAGATCCAAAAGATCCAAACTTGGGAGCAACGATTTTTCAAAATTGCTTGAAAAGATCTCCCTGTCCTCTTCCGAAAGGAAAACCATCCACGGGCTCTATGCTTTTGGTCGTAACAGAAGAGATGGCAAGCGATCCAGACATTAGCAAGCACTTGGATGCAGCAATTTCATATGTTGGGGGAAGAACAGAAACCTTGTTTGCTGGCGTATATGTAAAAGAAAACTTGCCAGGCTTGGTTGCTATATTGACAATGAATGGTTTGGATTGAGAAACAGGCCCTTCTAAGATGGTATAGTCTGGGGTTTTGTTTTGTTTAGAACTATTTACATGTGATACAGGAGATTACATGAATGGCTGTCCCAACTTTAACACCCAAGAGTCAAACTAGCAAGGTTACATTACCGGCAACAGGAAGCTACTCTAAAATACATTCCGATGGTGCTGGATATGTCTCGAATTATCCTTTTGCGGTGTATGTCTCAGATGAGGGGCAGCTTTCCAATAACGGCCTATACGATACTAATTTCATATCTGGCGCCTCTGACCAGGTTGCCTATACTTATAAGAAATTAGGCGGCGATGTACTAGACATTGAGCTTGTTCCTGGCAATGTATATACAGCATATCAAGAAGCTGTGTTGGAATATTCATACCAGATCAATATTCATCAGGCTAAAAATGTATTGTCTGATTTGATGGGAATGACAACCGGCACTTTTAACCATCACGGCCAGTTGATAAACAGTGCTTCTGCCTTTGGCACTCCTGCTAATATAAATCTTCGATATCCGAGATTCGAGTTTAAGTATGCTAAAAGAATTGGAGATGGCCTGGCCCAAGCCGCTGGTTTTGGTGGGTCACTAACAACATATTCGGCGTCATTTGCTGTAAAAAACAATGTGCAAGACTATGATCTCCAAGATTTAATTAAAGAAAACTCGACCTCGACGGATCCGGCAACCGGTCATGTTACGGCGTTCCAGAATTTAGTTGGAAACAAAAAGATTACCATTCGAAGAGTGTTTTTTAAGACGCCACAAGCAGTCTGGCGTTTTTATGGATATTATGGCGGCCTTAATGTTGTTGGAAATATGAACAATTATGGCCAGTGGGCAGATGATACGACTTTTGAGCTTATTCCAGCTTGGCACAACAAGCTTCAGGCCATGGCTTATGAGGATCATCTTTGGACAAGACTCTCTCACTTCTCTTATGAAATTCACAACAATATATTGAAATTATATCCGGCACCCACAGCAGAGGTAAACGAGTTCATGTGGGTCACTTTTACCATTCAGAAAGACGGCTGGGATGAAGATGACGATAGGACAACCGGGGTTCAAGGCATCAACAACATGAATTCTCTGCCTTTTGATAATATACCCTATAAGAACATCAATGCTATAGGTAAGCAGTGGGTACGAAGATATGCACTGGCACTGACAAAGGAAATGCTTGGACATGTTCGAGGTAAATTTTCTAGTATTCCGATTCCAGGAGAAGCCATAACTTTGAATGCAACAGACTTATTGGCCCAGTCCTCGAACGAACAAGCGGCGCTCAAGGATGAGCTTAAGAAAATCTTGGATGAAATGACTTATCGGGCCCTCGCGGAAAAAGATGCGGCCATGGTTGCTGCTACTTCTACGGTGTTGGAGGAAGTCCCGCTTTTAATATATCAAGGATGATAGATAATGTCTGATAATAAATGGTCCCAGCCAGACGCTCCCCCTCCGCCGCTTTTTGCTGGAAAGAAAGAAAGAGATTTAGTTAAGCAAGTTAATGACGAACTTATTGAGAGGGTCATCGGGCAAACTATAATATATTATCCACTTGATAATGGTCGGACTAACTATCACCCGCTGTACGGAGAGGCGATAGAAAAAACTTTCCTCCCTCCAGTCAAGGTCAATGCTTTGATTGCTTGGGGAGGGGTTCAAACAGAGTACGCCAACAATATAGGTTTAGACAAGACAACGAATATAGTGGTTCATTTTCATAAGAGGCGCTTAACGGAAGATCAAGATCTTTTCGTCAGAGAAGGTGACTTTGTTTTGTACGGAAGCTTCTTTTATGAGATAGTTAGTTTAGCAGAGCCAACAAGAATATTTGGACAGGTCGACCATAGAATGGAAATAGCTGCCACATGTATAAGAGCGCGGGAGGGTTTATTCGATGCCACATGATGAATTTGGGACATATACGAAAGAAATTTCATTGATGCCTTCTACTATTGAGACCGTCGACGGCGCAATGTTCGATTGGCTGGCCGGCCTCGACATGCACGCCACAACCAACAAGGGGTGGAAGGGTGTGCCATCCATTTGGGTCTCCGCAGAACGAGCCCATCAGATAAAAAACAATCAAGACCTCCGCGATGAGAATGGAATTTTAAAGCTTCCTTTAGTGACTTTAGCTAGGATGTCAATAGACAAGGACCCCACATTCAAAGGTGTTGCGTGGGCTCACATTCCTCCCTATAACGATTATAAGGGTGGCGCAATAACCGTCGCAAGGGTAGTCAACCAAGATAAGACTTCAAATTTCAAGAATGCATTTTCTCATAGGAAATTTCCATCAGATGGCCAAGGCCAATTAAATTTTCCTTCAAAAACAAATTTGACAGTCTATAATACCTATAGCATGCCTATTCCAACATATATTAGTGTTATGTATTCTGTGGGCATAAGGGCGGAATATCAACAGCAAATAAATGAGATTCTGACACCGTTCATCACGAAAACAGGGCAGATAAACAACTTTTTTATAAATAAAGAAGGTCACAAATTTGAAGGGTTTATACAGCAAGGGTTTGCGCAAGGCAATAATGCGGTTAATCTGGGCGAAGGCGAAAGAATGTATGATACCACAGTCAATATTAGGATTTTGGCGTATTTACTCGGAGAAGGAAAAAACGCAGAACGCCCCAAGGTTACTGTCAGGGAGAATGCAGTTCAAATTGTTCAAATGAGAGAGCGCGCTGGCTTAAGCGAAATACCAGATCATATAGATCCAACGGTTTCAGACAGGCTATCCAAGAAAGGCTTTTATCGAGAGTAAAATGGTCTTTCAAAGAATGAACAACTATTTATTGTTGTAAGAAGCAAGAAGCATCACTTATTGTGTTTTTGAAGAGGAGACCAGGCTAAATGGCAGCTAATCGATTTAAATTTATTTCACCAGGCATATTCCTTAACGAGGTGGACGAGTCTCACATACCACCCGCACCAGAGATTGAAGGCCCGGTTATTATTGGTAGGTTCCGCAAGGGACCCGCAATGCGCCCCATTAAGGTTCGTTCATATTCTGAGTTTGTGGAGGTTTTCGGGCAGCCGATTCCAGGCAACGAAGGACAGGATGTTTGGCGATCAGGGCAGGCAACTGGCCCAACATATGCAGCATTTGCTGCCAAAGCATGGCTTAATGCAGAAGCTGCTCCCGCCACTATCGTTCGTCTTTTGGGTGAGGACCACAAAGACAAGACATCAAATAATGATGTCGCTGGTTGGACAATGGGGACAGGCGATGCCCCGGCCGATCCAACAGGTGTCTCCTCTACAAACGGCGGAGCATATGGCCTTTTTGTCATCGATTCCGGAAGCTGGGATACACACAATACAGGAACTCTAGCTGCTGTCTGGTATATGACCAGAGGAACTTCTATGGTTTTGTCCGGCACCCTCCGCGGAGAGCAGGCCGCCGATGTTAACGCGACTGGTACTTATGGGCTCATAAAGTCGACTGCCGTTGGTAGCCGCTTCAAGGCCGCTCTTTATGACGACACCACGAAAATTAAGGATTTTGAATTTGACTTTGACAGTAATAGCGGCCGATACATCAGAGATGTCTTTAACACCAACCCGATTATAACTAATAGTTCTGTTGTTAACGCTAGTAATGTCAGAGAAGGCAAAAACCTTTACTGGCTTGGCGAAACATTCGAAAGAGCAGTATCCGACAACACCTCCGCCGACGGTAGCCAATGGGGCTTCATCGGCGCACTACGAAGTGGCTCTGGTGGTCCCGGATCGAATGTTGTCGATTGGCATGACCGCCAAAGTAGCTGGGTCAACGCAGAGACTAACTGGATCTTTTCTCAAGACTTCGGCGCCGCTGCAAACTTTGATCCGCCAAATAGTTGCACCAAACTATTCAAGTTCCACGCCTTAGACTATGGCGAGTGGGGCAATAGCCTTAAAATCGGAATCGAAGATGTCCGATACTCTCCCAACGATTCTAGTCCATATGGTTCTTTTACTGTTGCTATCTACCCGGCAAACGCCAAAGATAAGACTGCAAAACACCAAGCATTAGAAAGATTTACAAGATGTAACCTCAATCCGAACTCTCCCAGCTATATTGAGAAAAGAATTGGCGACAAGAAAATTGTTTGGGATTATGATCAAGGCCGCCACAGATCTGAGGGATATTATCCAAATAATTCCAAGTATGTTCGCGTTGAAATGAACGAATCCATTCGCGAGGGTATGATTAACAAGCGCGCTCTGCCTTTCGGCTTCGGCGCCCCAATCAGGCCTCGCAGCTTCTCATATTATTCTGGGTCTATGGCTTTTGCATCTAGCAGCAATTCATATCCGGCCGTGTCTTCAATCAAGCAAGACATGTCGGATGTTGGTGTTGATTATCCATTCACATTTGTGACTGGCGGCGCCGGCGCCATTGTTTATTCTTTGGCCAAGGGCACGCACAACGGGATCGAGGGAGACGATGATGACCCCTTCGACCGGATCGCACTCAATGTTGGCTCGTATGGAGATGTAGGCAGCTACAACAGCTCCGGCGGCGGAATTGGCAACAGCTTCTCCGGCTCTTGGCGTTTCCCGTCTGTACAGCAGCGCTCAAGCTCTGTTGATGGTGGAAATCCAGGCAAGGATGCCTATTTTGGCGTTCACTGCTGGAAGTCGCAAGCCAGCCAGCTTTTCGATCCCGGATATCCCGATCTTGTAAAAGGCTTGCCATTTAATACACTAATATCGGATCGCCATGATGGCTTGGGGAATTCCCTTCCAAATGGCACAGAGTATCCTTGGGTGTTCTCTTTGGATGATATTTATGTCAACAAGGCCACTGGCGCAGATGACGGCGCCTTCATTTCTGGCTCCCGTGTTGCCGGAACTTCTGAGACTGCTATCTCCGCCAGCTATAAGGGCATACTGGAATACTACGACAGGTTCTTTGTTCCAATGTATGGTGGCTTTAACGGCTTCGATGTTACTGAGGCAGAACCTTTCCGTAACTCGGCTTGGACCGTTGGCACAACTACTGAATTGCTTCATCACTCATTTAACTCAGTTGACCGCGCCATTAAGACCGTCAGAGACGCGGAAGTTGTGGAGTGTAACATCATGACTGCTCCGGGTATCACAAATGATGACCTTACGGATCGTTTAATGGATGCTTGCGAGGAAAGAGCAGATTCACTCGCGATAGTTGATCTGAAAGATGTATTCACGCCATCGACCGAGAATACAAATTCTTTCACGAAGAATCTGGGAGTCGTTAAGACTACTGTTTCAAACATTCAAAGTCGCGACATTAATAACAGCTATGCGTGTACATATTATCCATGGGTGCAGATCAAGGATACCAGAAGCGATAGGCTCATATGGGTACCACCATCTGTTGTTGCTCTTGGTACTTTCGCAAGTTCCGAGGCCAAATCTGAGGTATGGTTTGCTCCCGCTGGCTTTACTAGAGGCGGTTTGACAGAGGGCTCCGCAGGCGTACCTGTCATGCAGGTCTCTGAGCGCTTGACATCTAAGCAGAGGGATAGCTTGTATGAAAACAACATTAACCCGATTGCTAAGTTCCCAGCAGAAGGCATCGTCATCTTCGGACAGAAGACGCTTCAACCAACTCAGTCTGCGCTGGATCGAATCAATGTTCGTCGTCTCATGATATTCGTTAAGAAACAAGTATCTAGAATTGCAGCTACGATTCTGTTTGACCAGAATGTGCCGACCACATGGGCTCGTTTTACTAGCCAAGTTAACCCATTCCTTTCGAGTGTGCAGTCTAGGCTGGGCATCACAGAGTTTAAGGTTGTGCTAGACGAGACTACTACGACACCGGATCTGATCGATAGAAATATTCTTTATGCGAAGATCTACATCAAACCTGCTAGGGCTATTGAGTTTATCGCTATTGACTTTATCATCACTAGAACTGGCGCTTCATTCGATGACTAACAAGAAAGGGAGGATTTTTTCCTCTCCGAAACTATTTAAAATAGAAAGAGGGAGATTTAAATAAATGGGTCGTTTTTGGACAGATGCAACGGGGAAAGATCCCAAAAGAGCGTACAGGTTTCAATGTGTGCTCCCTAACCTTGGCGAGAATGGCTGCACTTGGTTTATAACTTCGGTATCAAAGCCGACAGTCACCATCAGCGAGTCAAAACACACATATTTGAATCATGATTTCTATTATCCTGGCAGAGTTAGCTGGAATACAATTAGTGTAAAACTTGTTGATCCAGTTGAGCCAGATGCTACAGCTATTATGTGTTCAGCCATCGAAGATGCTGGCTATAAAATCCCCGCAAGTTTCGAACAAACATCTACTATTTCCAAAGCAAACGCCACTGCGCAGCTTGGAGAAGTTGAAATTATGCAGATTGACTCCGACGGCGGCGCCGTGGAGAAGTGGATTCTTCACAATGCGTGGATCAAGAGCGCTACTTTTGGAGATCTCGATTATGCAACGGACGGCCTTACTAATGTAACAATTGAAGTCAGATATGACTGGGCTAGCTTGGACGCTCATGGCGCCACAGCCGGCGTACAGGATCGGGCACCCAATGTTGGCATTTTTCAGCAACAATAACAAACAAAACACACAACACTAGAGGTGAAATTTGAGAAACAATGAGCAACGCACGGGCACAACTGGCCCGAGAAGCGATGACTCTGCCCCAGAGGCCTCAAGCTCCAACGAGCTTTTTAATTTTTCAACACCGACTGAATTTGTTGAGCTACCTTCTCAGGGTAAATATTATCCTGAAGGCCATCCTCTTCATAATGTCGGCGAGGTTGAAATTCGCTATATGACAGCAAAAGATGAAGATATTTTGTCTTCAAAGACTTTGCTGCAAAAAGGAATAGCGGTTGAGCGCTTCTTACAGAATATTATCGTGGATAAAAACATCAATATTGAAGATCTTCTTATCGGCGACAAAAACGCTGTTACGATTGCGGCCAGGATAACAGGGTACGGGGAGGAATATGATGTTAATGTTACCTGTCCGTCTTGCGGAAGAGGAAATCGTCGCTCCATCGATTTGAGCGCTCTAGAACTTTATTCTGGTGACGATTATGAGTCTGTGGGCTTTAAGAAGACCGGCGCAGATACCTTTGTCATCAAAACGCCAGCAAGTAATGTTGATGTTGAAGTTTGTCTAATGACTGGCAAGGATGAGGCATATCTTTCGGCTGTGGCCGAAAACAGAAGAAAAAAGAAGCTCCCCGAAACCACTCTGACCGATCAGTTTTCTAAAATGATAGTTTCAGTAAATGGGAACTCTACAAATTCAGTCATAAATTCTTTCATTGACCATATGCCGGCAAGAGATTCGAGATTTTTGAGAGGGGTTTATCAGAAAGTGGTACCAAACATAGATCTGACGCAGCAATTTACATGCGAGTCTTGCAGTTTTGAGCAGGACATGGAGGTTCCATTTACTGTGGACTTTTTTTGGCCTGGACGATGAATACATAGCAGCAGTCTATGAAGAATTCTTTATGCTAAAATACCACGGCGGATGGAACTTTACTGAAGCCTATAATCTGCCCATTAAGATGCGCAGATGGTTTCTGGAAAGGCTTGTTAAACAAAAAGAAGACGAGCAAAAAGCAATCGAAGATCAGATAAACAAGAATCAAGGGTCCGCAGATCGGGGCTAAAGTATAGTACATTGGCTCTTAATTTTTTCTGATTACTACTTATAGTAACGGAGATCGTCTTCAATGAAAACACTAAGAGAAGATAAACTAACAAAAATAGTTATAGACTTGGAAGAGCTTAAGAAAAAGAAGCTTGATGAGAGTTTTTTGGCAATGTTTGGACATTGGGTTAAAAACATTGTTGGTCGCATGTTCGGCGATACTGGTATACCTGTTTCTGTTAAGGGAAATCCTTCTGATGTTCGCGCCTTCGCACAGGCTGTCGGAGGAGAAGCTCGATATGTTCAGGCGGCAAAAGATTATGGCTTAGACGATCCCAGAACTTATATGAGCAAGGCAACGCTTGAGAGGGCTGTTCACGATTTTGAGACAAAGACCGGCATCAAGTGGCCTTTTAAGTAGGAGAGTTTATAGATGGCACCAGTACCACCGCCAGACCCAAGAATCGCGGCAAAGCTAGCACACGAGCTAGCCACTGCAACAAGTAAAGCCCAGACAGCCCAAGAGCTTTTCAATCGAGCGCTTGACGGATCCGTCGAAAGAGAGCAAAGACTACTTGAGCTTCTAGACGCCCGGGCCAGAAAAGCACGCGCAGCTTATGAGGTAATGGTTTCCGAAGGAACGGCATCCGCAGAACAGCTTCGGAACGCCGCCTTACATGCGACAAGCCTCACCGAGGCGTTCGAAAAAGCCGCGGCAGCCTCAAGGGACCTTGGCTCCGCAACTGACGCTCTCGTCAGCAATATCCGCGGTGCGGTCGGAATAACTAATCAGTGGCGACAAAGCTCTCTAGCCAATATTGCCGCTCAAGTCGCCGGCGGAAGAAGCATAAGTCAGGCTATATCCGAGGCCCGGGATGCATTTAGCAGGACTATTACCAAAGCCGATCTCGCCGGCTCTGCCATGCTGAAGGTAACAGAACTTATGACTGGCGGCTGGATGGCTGTCGTCAATTCGACATATCAGCTTGCAACCGGCCTTGACAACGCTGTCGTTGCTATGAACAGGGCAACAGGAGCCGCCCCGCGTTTTGGTTCCGCACTTGTGTCTCTTGAAGATAGCCTACATGAATTTGGCGTCAATGCCTCTCGCGCTGGCACTGCCATGACCGCGCTTTATTCTGGCTCATCTGCGTTTACAGAAATGACTCCAAATATGAGGGCTAGGGTTGCTGAATCTACCGCGATACTGGATGTACTTGGTATTTCGGCTGAGACAAGTGCGCGAAACATTGATATTATGACTCGTTCAATGGGCATGACTGGAAGCCAGGCCGCCTCGGCCAATCAGGAATTGTTTGTGACGGCACAGCAATTTGGCATATCTACCACCAAGATGCTTGAGGGCTTTGCTGCCGTTGCGCCCGAAATGATGAAGTTTGGATCGAGCGCTGTTAGTGTATATACCAGATTGCAGATAGTGGCAAAACAGACGGGCTTAGAAGTCAGCAAGATGTTGTCAATTGTGGGCCAATTTGATAAGTTTGAAACGGCCGCCGATTCAGTTGGCAAACTGAACGCTATTCTCGGCGGCCCGTTCCTGCACGCAATGCATATGGTTATGGTCACAGACCCAACAGAAAGGCTTCGAATGCTTTCGGGCGCGGTCAAGCAGGCAGGCTTGTCTTTTGATACCATGGGCTATTACATGAGACAGACAATCGCCGGCGCAATGGGCCTAAGCGATGTTAACGACTTAGCCCTCATAATGCGTGGCAGATTTGATTTGGTTTCGGACTCAACCAGCCAAAGCGCCGCCGACATAGAAAAATTGGCACAAGAGACACTGAGGTACAACAACCTTCAAGAAGAGTTCGCGCAAGTGGCGAGGGAATTGGCGGTTGCTCTTTATCCCATTATTCCTGTGCTTAAAAGTTTGGCTCAGTTTTTGCAGCAAAATGAATTTATAATAAGCAAGCTCGTTCCATTGATCATTGGCCTCAAAGCAGGCATGTTTGCTCTTAACGCGATCACTCTGGGGATGGTTGGTGGGTGGGCCTCAATGGCCGCCGCGATATGGCCGGTCATAGCAGTTGTTGGCACTTTGTCATTGGCTCTTGCTGCGCTTACCTCCAGCCAAGATGGTCTTTTTGGAATTTCTTCGGGCATTAATCAGATTGCATCATCTGTAAATGCAGTGCCTGAAAGTAAAACAACTAAATTTACTCAATTGATGGAAAAAACGGATCAGCTAGCTGGAAAGAGTGCCGCTCTCGGCGCCGCAGCAACATCAGGGCTAGCAATGTCAGCCGTCGGTGGACAAAGAGGTGGGGTTGTAACAAAGGTTACGCAACCAATCCAGGTTGATTTGAGTATAGGCGAAGATCACATTCGTCGAAGAATTGTTAATGTCTTTCAGGAATTTAAACATTAAGGGGAAATGATATGGGATGGTTAAGCAGTTTAGTTGGCGGAGATGAGAATGAGATGTTAGGAGATTCCACCACTTATGGTTTGTTTTCTCAGAAAGAGCAACAAATAGTTTTTTATCACCAATGGAGCCAAAAGGTTCTTTCGTTTAAGGCATTTTTGACGCAATATAATGAGAACTGGACAAATAACTGGGAAGAACAATCACTCGTTCGACGATTTAACAAGCAATATACATTTAATAATGTTCAGCGCTCAATATCTTTGGCATGGGACTTGCCGGCATATGATTTTGCAGAGGCAAAAAAGAATCTTGAAAATTGTACAATGTTTGTTAGGATGATGTATCCTAAAATCGACTCAAATGGCGCAGTGACAGGAATGAATCCAGTGTGGTACATGAGCCTGATGAATTTTGTTCACAATTCTGCTGTGAGTGTTGGCGGAACAGGCGGAGGAACTTCGGCTCTTGGTATGTCAAGTGTTTTGGACGAGGGGCTTGCAAAGACAGGTTTAAAGGGCTTCCCGGCTAATTTCCAATTTTCACCGGAGCTGGAAGAAGGATTTTTCGAGGCGACAGAGGGAGTTGTGGAAGACTTCTCGCAGGCAATAGGCCTGACAAGCAGTGGGAAAACGAAAACTGTCCCAAATGCCGTTTATCCCAAGTTAATTAAAGTTTCCATGGACTATACGCCGATTTTCGACGAGTCTCTTCAACTCGGCTGGCAAGACAGCACCGATCTCTTCGGTGATTCATTTTCTGTTTGGACTGGAGGCTCGGGCTTCCCATGGGGAGAAGATCCACAGACTGCCACGAATGTCGGCGCCATGGCAATTGGACTGGGCGGTGATGCGGATCATGTCCACGAGGACGAAGAACTCGTCGACGCCGCCGGCGGACTGGACGAGCCGGCGGGTGTTGTGCCAACAGAAGGGGCGGGTGAATAATAATGGGCATTAGATATAACAACTCAACAACAATTCTTAATGACGAGGAAATATATGAAGAATTTCGCGAAGAGAGGCACACTAAAAAAATTCGTCACCACGCAACTCCAGAAATGCCTTATTTGTCGGTTTCTCATCGCTTAAGCCTTTCTCGATTCCCTCATACATGGAAGGTTGGGGATAGATATTGGAAGTTGGCATCAAAATATTACAAAAACCCTTCCCTGTGGTGGCTTATTGCGTGGTTCAATCAGAGGCCAACAGAGGCACATCTTTCTGTTGGCGATACCATTTTAATTCCGAAGCCGCTTTCGAAAATTCTAGAATATTATAATTCTAAAAGGTGAGGCTTTAAATGGTAACAGAAGAAGAAAAAAAAGCAGCAGAAGAAGAAAAGGCTAAAGAAGAAAGGGTAAAAGAGGCCACCGACGCCACTATTGGCGCCGGAGATGAACTGGCAGAGGAAGTTGCAGCCGAACAGATAGAAAGAGTTCAAAACGAGGATGCCAAGATTGCAGAGGGCGATTCTGCAACGGAAATATACTCTGACATACCTGATAGACTGAGGTGGTCGGAACAGTGCTTCTTGGCAGAGAATGTTGAAGAGATAGCCAGATGGCAAAAAGATTATTATCGAAGAGAGTATGCATACATTGATACGGCGATTGGACACCCTTCTCATTTTCTTAATAAAATGTTCGACAAGCCCGGCTCTTCAGAATTTACGAAAATGGGCCCTGGCGATGTGTCTGAACTTATGCCAATGTTCGAGCTTTATAAACCGTTATATGAAAAAGTTGACAACAAAAAAGATGGCAGCATATCATGGCAATTCAAAGGAGAAGTGCCTCTTGTGTTTGAGAAAATGGCACAGGAAGATATCCAGATGGCCAGAAATCCTGAAGCAGGGGACGCTACGCCGCTGGACACTCTTGGCACCCCGACATCTTGGCTAGCCGACAGCGCTCCCGGAGGGGATATCAATGCACTAAGAGACGGCCAGTTCCCGGGCTTCAGCTACGGCAGCGACAACGACATCCCTGCTGTTGGATACGGCTGGACAAACTTTGAATGGTCTTTTCAGGGCTCAAACCCTTCCGAGGTAAGAAATGACATTACTGCTACCTTGAAATTGGAATTTCAAAATTTCGATCAGCTTGCTCAGATCCGGAATGCCGAAGTACTTGACCCGGATACAAAAGAACCAAAAAACGAACAATATATGCTGCTGGACCTGTTGGGCTGGGGAGTCGATATTTTCAAGGCGGTCGCTGATGCCAACACCGAGGAAGATCGAAGAAAGCTAATGACAGATCAATATTTTCAGAAACGGTTTGAGATAAAGGCAGTTGTTGGATGGCATGTGCCGGATCATTGGCAAGAATCGAGCGATGGTGGTTCGAACATTGGAAGCATGGTTGACAGCTTTCTGGCGCCAGAAGGCCATGACACTGCATCAGAAGCGCTTCGGGAGATCGCCGGCGGAGAAGATTTATTTGAAAGCCATGCCGAGAAGAGAAAGCGCTATGCAATGTCGCTGAAGGCCCAACAACAGGTCTTGTACTTAACAGCAATAGATCATAAATTTAATATATTGGACATCGGCCGGTTTACTTTAACAATCAACTATAGAGCCAGATTGGAAGGCATTTTAACTCAGCCTTTGGTCGATGTCTTAATGACACAGACCCACAGGGATCAGGTTGACGAGTTGGACAAGAAATTGGAGATCGCCCGCTCGAACTGTGATAGGGCCGAAATTAAGCAACTTGAGCAAGAATATGAATCAAAGGTAGATGGGTTCCGGACAAGCGATTTACAGTCTTTTATCGATACCGCCTCAGATGGCACTGCGTGGGATGAGACCACCACTAAAATGAGTGACCAGCGCCTGAGCGACATGATACCATCCGCCACGCCGCTTGGATATGAGAACCTAAACCGGCGTTTCGGCCAGGAGCTAGACAGAATATATACCGTCAAGGCCAGCGCAGAGCAGATTAAAAACTTTGCATCAGGACTACAGGGCGCCGCCGCCGACCTTGAGGGAATTGAAGCCTCGACCGACGATACCGATCCGCTGTCCGGACTAGGAGGATCCGGCGGCACCACCTCGGCCTCGGAGCAAACAAGAGCCGCGTTGGATGTAACGGATACAGGCCTCGCTGCTGCGCAGGATCTGGGCAGCGACGAAGGCGTGGTCATATATACCAGCAACCCCGATCCGCTGGCAGCGCTTGATGGGGTTGTTCCTTTTGCAACCAACGCCGGCGATGTCCCCATTCAGTTTATATATCTCGGAGATATTATAGAGTTTTTTGCCGGGAAAGCACTTTCTGTGGACAATTTTAAAGGAAATGAACGCAGCGCAATTAGCCCCGATCAGGCATCTAGAATAAAAATTATATTGGGCCCTTATGAATTTGAATCGCGTAGCGAGGACTCCACAGGCTCTGTTAACATTAATTTGGCAGATATCCCGATTTCGGTTCGAGCGTTCACGGATTTTTGGTATAAAAATGTGATTGCCAAGAATAGAAAAACTTATCCTCTTGTGACTTTCGTTCGAGAACTGGTTGATCAATTGGTGATCGATGCCATGGGCGCCCGCTGTAAAAACAACTCTGGCAAGCCCGCGGCTTCCAGAGCAGCACGCGTGAGAACAAACTTTATCACTTTGCCTAGCAAAGATGGAACGGATCCTCTTAAGAAACTGGAACAGTCCGCGTATGACGACAATGGAGATATTTGGCTTGATTTGCTGAACATCATATCTACCACCGGAAAGACTCTTAATGGAATTTATGATCCTGAATTGGCAAGAACTCAACATGTAGAGGATCAGTATCACTATTTAATGGTGTTTGCGGAAAGCACAACACCGCATGGGCTTGAGGGGATAGAAATCGACGATAACTACAGGGGGATACACCACCTTAGAATACACCAGGGCATTCTTAAATCGATTGCTTTTGAAAAGACTGATATTCCAGGATATAGGGAGGCTCGCATGGAAGAACAAATGCAAAGCAAACAATGGAATCCTTATATTCAGCTTTCTAACAGATATAACATTGCTTTTGAGACGGTTGGAAATACATTGTTTTATCCTGGATCTTATGTATATATAGATCCCGTGGGTGAAGGAACTTTTGGCGCCTCCATTGGATCTCCTATGACCGACGGCTCTCTGTCTTCCATCATGGGATTTGGGGGCTATCACATGATAATCTCAACAACAAGCACTATTAACGCGGCTGGGTTTTCAACATCCGTACAGGCGATGTGGGATAGCGCCGGAACCGGGAAGCGAAACCCCGCCGCGCCAAATAGTCTTAAGGAAGATTGCTAAAGGGGGAATCAAATATGTCTTTTAAGGGTAAGAACGATCTCAAAACAAGGGAGCTTTTTAATCAAAGGGCTCTTTATGGTGGGTATGCTTTTTCAGAAGATGGCAGCCCAAACTGGGCACCTTGCTTGACCAAGAACTTCTGGAATGCGGAACATGTTTTTTATGGCAGAATCGACAAAGATCAAAATGTAATACAGGCAAAACCTGAATACATGAAGCATATTTCTGGGGATGTGAGGTCAAATATGGCCAGCGGAATATCGGTATTCAATTTTGTTGCTGATGCATTTAAAAATTTAAAAGCCGAATTTCGAAAAGCACAGATCGATGTTGGTCTGGTTTTTGAAGAGCAAGTGGATGTTTCCGCTGATGGAGCATGTGGCCCTTGTCTCCCTGTTGTTGAGGTGGAGCCGACCGTAATCCTCAAAACAACCAAAATCAACACAGATAGCCCATTCTTGGCATACCCGACAGCGGTTAAGGGCTTTTCATCGATAAGCACCAAATATAGCCGATATCGGAGTCTTCTGTTTGCTCAATTCTTAAACAACTACGCCTCTAGACCTTCAGTTAGAAATCAGATAAGAGATTTCGACACCTTTGTGCCCCTTTACATTGATTTTGTGAAAGAAACCTCTCAGACATTTCCCTTTCTCCGAACTTCGCATGTTTTAAGTAGATATAACTCCCCTATGGCTAGTGGTATGTGTATAGAAATAGCGGGACTGAAACACTCCTCAGACCAAGAAAAATATGATTCGTTTATCAGTGATCCTAATTTTGATTTTTATAAGATAATGGCTGCAAAGCACGGTTTTGTTATTGATAAAAATGCACCATGGCGATTAATAGCGGATATTGCATCCGACCAGATGATTGAATATGCTGCTGTTTATTTGCCTGTCGAAACTAAGGATGACATGGTAAGCCAGTTTTTCTCTAATGACATATATCTTCAAGAGGTCGACGACCTTAGAAATATGGCAATTGCGATGTATAATAACATTGTGCGCACCAACCCAACGATTTATGTTGATTGCTTTGGGCCAAAATGCGTAACCACGACAGCTATTACTCGCGAACGCGAAGAGAGGGAGAGCATTGAGGGGAGATACGACAATTCTTTCTGGCTTAAAGAATATGTAGAAGTTAAAAACATTGAAAGCAAGCTAAAATATTCACAGCAAGCGCTTGACCGAGTGATCAAATATGCACAAGATTTAGAAAAGTCATTTGACATGGAGAAGTCTTTGGGTTATATTAATAGAAAGTTTCGGGGAATTAGTTCTTTCGAAGGTTCTCTCTATTATGAGGCTACGAAATTGAAGCTCCAAGAAGATGGTGTCGATTCGCCAAATTTTCAGGACGATATTTGCGGCACAATTAGGGGTTCAAGAAAAGTTCAATACTAAGGGTGCAACTTGATATTTCAGACTCTCGACGACAAAAATGAATGTGTCGGCATATATGCAGAAGGGAAACTCTCCTTCGACGAACTTCCTGATGGCTTGACCGCCTGCTGGGCACCAGTCCCTTATTTGGAAGATAGAGAAATAGAGTATGCCTCGCTTTATTGCGAAGGCAAGACTCCAGATCAGGTCTGTCCAGATAACTTGAGGGACGAATGGGACGAGTGCAACGAGAAGATGAAGGCATTTTACCGCTCATTAATGCTTGGACAGGTAAACCTCGACGAAAACTGCTTTTTTGACCTTATCCCCGTCCGCTTCCTCGTCAAATACTGCGAATTAAGGACAAAAATCACAAAGCATGTCCTAGACACCTACGAGAAGCCAAAAAACTACGATTATTTGCTGAAAATGACGAAATTACTCACTAAGATTGGCCACAACAAACTAAATATCGACCTTTCTGGTCTAAATTCGTCAATGCACCGCGAAAAGACACGCAATTTCCGAGAGAAGGCCCAAAACCTACCAAAGTATGTCCGTTATAACCTATTTGGCACCAAAACAGGGCGTTTGACGACAAAAAGAAGCAGTTTTCCCATTATGACAATGAACAAGGAGTTTCGCTCCGTTGTGAAGCCAAATAACGACTATTTTCTGGAACTCGACTTCAATGCCGCAGAGATTCGCACATTATTGGCATTAGCAGGGGCAAAACAGCCCCTAGAAGACATTCACGCGTGGAACCTGACTCAAGGTATGGGTGAGGGCGTAGAGACCCGTGAGGACGCTAAAAAGGCCTTCTTTTCGTGGCTTTACGACGAGAAGAAGAAAAACGAGAAACTGGAAGAGATCTATAAGAGAGATGATGTGAGAAAAGGCCACTTTAAGGATGGGCAGGTAACTACGCCGTTTGGCAACACGATGCCAGCAGATCGTCACCATTCTCTATCCTATCTCATACAGGGCACGACAGCAGAGATGGTGCTGCGGCAGGCGATCAAGATCGATGAGTTCCTCAAAGACTACAAGAGCTTCATCGCTTTCACGGTTCACGACTCAGTTGTCATCGACATCCCGAAAGATGAGACAAACTTGGTTCCGAAGCTATTGGGAATGTTCGCAGACACTGAACTTGGGCTCTTTAAGGTTAATGCTTCTTTTGGCGCCGATTTCGGGAATTTGAGAGAGTTGCCAAAATGAATGTGATAGGCTTAGGGCAGGCAGGGTGTAACATCGCAGACATGCTTTCGCAGTACCCTCAATATAAGATTTTTGAAATAGATGTCGACATTGGTAATGATTTTGATTTTGCAGAACAATACGGAGAGACTGAAGAAAGAAAGAAAATTTACAGCATTAAAGAGCAAACCGGTCCCGAAGAATACGAGAAAAACACCCCTTCAATGAAAACTTTCTTTAGAGGAATTAAGGGCGAAACATTATTTATTGTCGGCGGTTCGGGACACATTTCTGCGATGTGCCTGAGAATAATGGAGCAAATAAAGGATAAATGCGAGCTAAGTGTGCTTTACATAAGGCCAGACACTTCTCTTCTCTCAAAGAATAAAACACTACACGAGAATGCGACTTTCAACATTCTCCAGCAGTTCGCTCGTTCGGGCTTGCTGAAGATGCTTTATCTCGTCTCGAATACAAATTTAGAAAAAATACTTGGCAATGTTCCAATAATAGGTTATAATAGTAAGATAAACGAATTGCTTGTTACAACAATTCACATGATAAATGTTTTTAAGAATTCAGACCCAGTTATGGGCAAAATAGAGGATCCAGCAGAAGCAAGCCGAATAGCAACTTTCGGCATTTCAGACATCGAAGGAAATGAAGAAAAATCATTTTTTTCCCTTGACAGGACCAAGGAAAAGTGTTATATTTATAGTATCAATGAGGAAAGACTAAAGACTGAGGGAGACCTAAGAAAGAAAATCGTCGCAACCGTTAAAGCGCAGGCCGAGACAGAAGACATGAAAGTATCTTTCGGAGTATTCCCGACAAACTATGAACAGGACTATTGTTACATACTCAACTACACTTCTATTATCCAATAGGATAATTGATAAAACCAACCAGCATAACAGAATATTTGCTGTTATGACTTTAACCCAAAAGGAAAAAACAACATGGCTATAGACTTAGCAAAAATGCG